TCTTGCCATGCTGAACCATCCCAAGCATAGAACTTAGTTGCTGCTGTATTAAAGTAGATAGCACCAGTAAGTAAAGCGTTGCCATCATTATCGGTTGATGGAGCAGTTGCCTTAGCACCTAGATATCTATCATCAAATGAATCATATGATGCTGCGGCAGCAGACGCACTAGCAGCAGCGGCGGATGCATCGGCAGCAACTGCAGTTCCAATTGCATCAGCGTATGCTTTTGTAGCAGCATCTGCGTTAGCAGTTGGTGTACCTAGTCCTGTAATCTTGTTGGTTCCCATAGCAATAGCACCAGTCATAGTGCCACCTGCTAGTGGAAGCATTGTATCTGCGTATGCCTTAGTTGCTGCATCTGTATTAGATGTAGGTGTTCCAAGACCAGTAACCTTATTTGTACCCATTGCTAGGTTGCCAGTCATTGTAGAGCCAGCCTTAAGAACTACTGTATCTGAGAAGTTTGCTGTATCAGCAAGTGCTGCAGCAATTTCATTAAGAGTATCTAATGTAGAAGGTGCTCCATCAATAAGGTTATTGATTTGAGTATCTACATAAAGTTTATTGGAAGCATCAGAACTAGATGTAGGTGTATCAAGATTGGTAATTTTCTGACTATTCATTGAGAATGCACTGGTAGGTGCAGCAAGGTCAGTTACCTTAGAAGTGCGAACCTGTGTATCAAAGTCTGAGATAGTTGATGCTGTTTGGGTACCAGTATGGTTAGCACGAGCCAGTGGGTCAGTTGCTAACTTGCTAAGTGCAATTGCTGCTGAAGTATTGATATCAGCATTAACAATTGTACCATCAGCAATCATAGTAGATGTGACTGTGCCTGAATCCGCTGCTGTAATTGCAGTTCCAGAAATCTTAGTCTTATCAATAGCGGCAGAAGAATTGATGTCAGCATTGACGATAGTTCCGTCTGCAATCATTGTAGAGGTAACAGTTCCAGTATCTCCTTGAGTTACGGCTGTACCTGAAATCTTTGTAGAAGCAATTGCAGCAGAAGCATTAATGTCTGCGTTTACAATGGTTCCATCGGCTATCATTGTGCTTGTTACTGTACCAGTATCGGCTGCAGTAATGGCAGTTCCTGTTACCTTGGCTGGAGCGATAGAGCCAGCAAGCATTGTATTGGTTACGGTGCCAGTATCAGCAGCGGTAATTGCTGTGCCTGAAATCTTTGTTGCTGCGATAGCAGCGCTAGAATTAATATCGGCATTAACAATTGTACCGTCAAGAATCATTGTACTGGTCACTACCCCAGTATCAGTAGTCTTTACGACGTTAGCAAGAGTGATACCATGCGCTGTTGTAGTATTCTCGATGTGGTCATTAGCCTCTTGTAGGTCTCGACCAATAATCATATGTCGTACTGCTGCACCAGCGGAGTGGGCTACAGCCGTTGAGCCGTCTCTTCCGCGAGTAATAGTAAGTGTATTGCCAGAAGAGTAGTTACTTATATCTACAATTTCTTCATTGGCTGTATCTGGGTCGATAACAACTGTATATGTTTCAGTTGATGCAGGTGTCTTTCCACCCATTAGTTGCGAGCCAGAAATTACAGTCATCGTTAAATCGCCTGATGTAATTGCTGACGCTAGTGTCGTTTGTTGAGAACGAGAGGAGTATTTGCGTGTTGTCATTTAGTTCCCTATCGGCTGTAGTGGACGCGGATTGGATATTGATTTTGTTGGCGTGACGTTTCTTCTTTCAAGCGTTGTGTATACAAAGCATACAACTGCTTGGTCGCAGTATTCGACGCACCAAATGGACGCTTGCTATCTGTCTCGTCTGCTTGTGGGCTGATTTGGGCAGCACGAGCAGGGTCTAGATATGTTAGCAAACGATATGCGGCCCCAAGGATTATGACATCCTTACATGATTCTGGTAAACCAGTTTGTGTAGCAAAGTCTTGTGAGTTAGAAGTAAAGGCTTCTGCGTCTGTAGCGTAGATTACTTTAACTGTTCTTCCAGGTGTAATATAATCACCAATAGTAATTGTTTGTGCATTAGCGGCAAAAGCAGTGGAGTCTGCTTTAGAATCCCAAGACCATCTGCGTACTGGAATCCATTCTTCAGATGGACCAACGGACTGCCACATAATGCTTAGAACATTTGAGATAACATATCCGTCGTAAATATTATATGTTGTAACTGGTGCTTCATAGGTAAATGTCATACTCTTGACTGCAAACATAGAAGAGCCAGTAGAACGAACAGTATCGTTAATTGCCTTCTTAACTGAGTTGCGAGGAAATACTGGGGAGATAGAAACCTTAGAATCAGCAGCGTGTGTGCTGGCAGTTGTTCCTAGATATCCTCTACCGTAAGGAGATACCGTAGCAGTATTAGCAATACGGTCAAATGTATCAATCCACATTAACTCTTCGCCAATTTCTACGATACCCTTACCGACTGATTCGGTAGAACCAAGGCTAAGAATTGTAGGTGATGTAGATGAAGATGTGGTTGTAGACACCGCAGTTTTAAGATAGGTTGTTCTTTCCTGTTGGTATGTATAGCCAGCAAGATTGATTAATACTTCATCGATAAGATTAGATAGTGTAGTTGTCATTAGGCGTCTATGCTCCGTAATGCAGCAGGTGCTGCTAGTCCAGTGGTTCCAGCAAGTTCATTACAGATACCATCAATGTCTTTAAATTTATCCCTAGTGCGTCCTGCTTCTGCTTTGATATTAAGAGCACCTACGGTTGCAAGTCCAGTAGTGCTAGCATAAACGTTAGCAGCACCCTGCTCATCTAATCCTGTTGTACCAGCAAGACGGTTAAGTTCTGCTGCCAGGCTACTACCTGCTTTACCAAGTGCCATTATGTATCCTATCTAGGTGTAATGATTTTCTTATCAGGGGTGATAAGTTTTGATTTAGCCTCTTGTTTAGGCTGACCAAAGAATGCTTTGTAATAATGTTCATCGAACGAGAACCGCTTCATATGTGGTGCAGTTGCTCCTGTGTGGCAGTATAGTGGAACTTCAGCCTTATCGCATAGAGCAAAAAAGAATATATCTTCACCTATGAACTTAGAGCCTCTACCCATTTCCATAAATAGTTGTCCTTCAGGTGATACTTCTCGAACCTTAGGTACTATACTGCGATGCATTAGAATGAATCCCATTCCTGCTGCGTCTACTTTAATTAGTTCATTAACTGGCAGTGGATGTACTCTGGATAATCCAAAGCCACCTTCTTTATCATTAATAAAACTAAATACTGTAGGCATAGGAATCATTAAAGGTTCTTCTGGATTATCTGTAGTAAAGTATACTCCAGTAATCATAGGACGCTTTTCAGCATCTCTATTATCCCATAATAATTTAAACTTTTCTGGACTAATTACTACATCTGAGTCTACCCATAGTAGCCATTCGTAATCAGTCTTATCATACCAGTAATCAATTACTGTTTGTCGTTGTCTAGCAATTTGATTGCCTTGACTTCTTAAAGATGTAGCAAATTCTACGCCAGACTTTAACATAACATCTGTTACGCCTTGCATGAACTTGCCATCTACCATTCCATTATCGCACCATACTAGTGCAATAGAATCTTTTTTGCTCATAGTCCCCTGTGTCCCTATCTGTACTTTGCTGCTTTTTTTGCTATTGATTTAGGCTGTTTAACAAACTGTTTACCTTTAGCATTACCTGTAGCCTTGGCTTTATTAGTAGCGGCTTTCTCAGCAGGGCTTAGTGCTGCCCATGCTTTCTCAGGTAAATATCTTTTCTTACCCTTAGATGGTTTACCATCAGAGGTTGTCCACTTTTGCTTAGTCCAGTCTTTTAAAGACTTTTGAGATTTGGCTAGTGCCATTATCTATAACCTCCGCCAGCCTTCTTGTATTGAACAGCAAGTAGTTGTGCTTTACGGGCTGACCATTCTCCAGGGTCTCCACCCTTAGAACCAGCCTTAATCTTCTTAAACAACTTAGCCCTCATCTCAGGCTTAGTGTAATTGCCAGCAGCATTAACTTTAGACTTAGTCTTTTTCTTTGCTACCATTTTACTTTATCCGCCCAATATGCTGCAGACATTTTACCTTTAGCAATATTCTTTCTATGACGTGCTTTAAAAGATTTTTGTCTTGCTGTAGGTTGTCTGTCTCCAGTAACACCTTGCTGACCAAATCGAATTGTCTTTACTTGACTTCCTTCTTTGGCTACAACTACGTGTGATTTAGTAGGATGTTTAGGAGTACGCTTTGGTTTATTAAAACCAGACACTCCTGCTCTAGCGAGCCTTGAGTCCTTTTTGTTTTCCATGCTCCCCATACTTTCCTAAGATTGACCTAATGGTTCCGTTCTTGTTCAACCGAACCACTAGACCATTCTTAATTTGAACTGGATTAAAACCATCGTGGCGCTTATGACTACCACTAGATGACATTACTTCTTCTTACCCATTTTCTTCATAACCATTTTCTTAGAAGCAGCCTTCTTCGCCGCTTTCTTGGCCATAGCCTTACCTTTTGGAGTGTAAGGGAATTCCATTTTTCCTACTTTTGGCATTATACTTGTCCTATCTCTTTCATTACGGCTGCGGCTTTGGGTGTGATATCTTTCGTTTTAGGCATAGTGTCCGCATTATACGCTTTGCCTAAAATCTCTGATGCTTTATGCGCATCTTCTACATGACGCATAGTTGTCCCTGCTGGTTGTATACCTTGTGCTCTTGCATCTCGATAAGCCTGAAGTTCTGCATTCCATTTTTTATCTGGAATATCTCTTTTAGCATCTCCTGCATTTACTTGTAAATTCATTACCTTGCATCCGAAACATCCTTCAACTTCTGTTGGATGGTCTTGCCAGTGATATGCCATACTCGTCCCTTACGCTGCTGTGAAATTAGCCTCAGTTATTCCTAAGCCAGATGATATTAGTGCAGCCTTAGTAGTATCATCTACTATATGTTCGTGGCCACCAATGTAGAATTCATCATAGTTTGCTATGTCTTCGTCTAGTGGAAATCTTACTTTAGAATAGGTAGCACCGCTCTTGGCAATACTAACACCCTTATTAAGTTTATAGAAGTAAAATAGTCTATGCTTACCGATAGGTGCTTCTTGTACAACTGGTGTTGTAAATGTGTAGTCTGCCATTGTTCTCCTTAATGAACTTACTGTAAGGCTAGAGTTTCCCCTAGCCCTACCGTCAATCAACTAAGCGATTGATGAACCTGATTCGATTCGGAATAGTGCCTCTTCGCGGTAGCGAGCAAAGCCTAGTACGCCGTACCAACCCATTGGGCGGTGACGCATCAAGCGGTCAACTACTGGTCCGATAACTACATGTGGCTCTTCGGCAACTGCCTCAGCCAATGCCTGTTGTCCAGCAATAATTGTGCGGTACACCTTTGCAGATGAAGAACCGTCAGTTGCTGTGTACAGACGTGGAGACTCTACGAAGTATGCACCTTCGTATGTTCCAATTTCTCCTGCCCAAATGCGGTCTTGTGAAGAACCGTATTGGTTAGGAAGTAACCATCCTGCTGAACCTGTCTCAGCACGTAGGTCGTGGGATACCTCTGGGTGTACTCCAGCCCAGTATAGTGAACCCTTGCGACCATTAGCCTTGTTAGCACGTAACTTCGCTACAGCCCTACGGATGTTTGCTGAAGATAGTGTTGCGGCTGCTGTGATAGTTGCAGTTGATGTTGCTGTTGAACCTGAGTAGATTACGTTTGAACCGCCACGCAATGTTGTCATTGCTACAGCGTCGATAGAATCTGCTAGGTTGTAAGCGATAATGTTTGCGATTGCTGGGTCAACATCTGCAAGAGAGAATAACTCTAATGCACGTGTTACCAACACTGAGTTACCGTACTCGTTAAGAGTAATGGTTACTGATGTTGGTGTTGACATTGCTACTGCATCTGGGTCAGTTGTTTCTGTTAGAGCAGTTGTTGCTGCTGAAAGGTCAACATAACGTTGTAGAACAACGGTTGAGCCAGGGATTGATTGACGGGCTGGGCGCTTATCTGCGACTGAACGAATTAGTGGTTCAGAGCGGAGAGCGAATTCTAGAAGACGGTCATACGCCTTCTGTACTAGACCAGCACCACCAGCGGTTCCGCCTAAAGAAGCGGAATCTGTTGATACATATGCCATTCGTCACCTCCAGTGACTAGAAACTATGATGATTGTTGTGAACGAAGAACATCTAACAATGCATCCATAGAATCTGCATTGTCAATTCTTGAGTTAAGTTCTTCCATTCTGTCTGGAGTAAACGCACCTTGTGTTAGAACATCCTGTTGCCTTAGGGCAGCACGGTCTTGTTCTGGCATGTTGGATTCATCTTGCTGTACTTTAATTCCGAATAAATCTGCATTATCATCGAGCCAGTTAGAAACTGTCTCCTCGTTAACATCATCGATATCCTTAAGAATTAAGCGTGCAGCCTTAGCGTTTACGCCTTTCTTTTCCAGGACTTCTTTGACGGTTCGCTCACGCTGCACTTTGGATAATCCTTCAAGTTGCTCAGTGAGTTCCTTAATACGCTTCTCATCGGCTCTCTTTGCTTTCCGTAACTTCTTAATCAAGTCACTTCCATCACCAGAGAAACCTTGGTCAGTATCTAGGTCTTCGTCTTCGTCTTCCCAGTAATTGTTGCTCATAGCAACTACCACCCTTCTATTCGTTGTTAGTCGCAGGCCGCAGTTCAGTTCGGGGAAACTGGCTGGCTCCTACTGTCGGTCTTATACGCTGCATTGGGCCGATAGGTCAATGTCAGGATTCTAGTATTGTCCGCCTGTTGTGCTAAGTAGCGACGCTTTTGTAGTTCCAGCCTTACCAGAGAATGATGCAATTTCTCTCTCAGTAAGTGCTTTACGTTTACGTTGCGCTGAGGCTAGAGTATTAAATACTTCTTGTTCTGCCTCTGCTTGGTTATATCCAGGAAGTGTTGTTCCGTAGATTTCGCTTAACTTCTGTGCGGTAGGTAGGATATCCGCAATTGTTGCATATCCCTTTTGTGCTTCGGCTTGTGTGATTCCTTGTGCTGCTAGTTGTTCTGCTACAGAAACACCAGTCTCAAGTCCTTGTACTCTTGCGGCTACGCCAATTTCGGCTGCTGCAATCTGACGTTGAATCTTAGGTAATTGCTGATTAGGGTCAAGAACATAGGCAACCATGTCGGCTGAGCCAATTCCATAATAATCTTTAAGTGTTCTAGCAATTGCAGGGTCAGCATTCTGAACTCTCTGAACTGCCATAGATACACGAGTTGATAACTCTGATGGAGATACATCATTCTCAATGAATTGTCTTACATATGCATCATTATCAAACTGAGTTAATCCATATGCTCTA